CCACGATGATCGGGATTACCGCTTTGAGTACGTCTGCCCAACCCATGGTTCACCTACTTCTTGTTCAAGGCTTCAGCGATAGACGGCACGATTTTTTCGGCGCTGCGCCCAATCACATACCCGCCCAAGCCAAGCTGCACGATGTCCCATAGCTTGAGATACTCAGCCTCCTGAAGGTTGGGCGCAGCAAAGCCAAACCACCGGGCTGTAATAAGGCCCACGAAAATCAGCATAGTAATAGGACGCCAGCTAGAAGCGAGAAACCCGCCAGCCGCTTCCGTCTTGATGATGTCCGCAGCGCCCTTGGCAAGCTCCGTCTGGGCCGCAAGAACGGCCAAATCACCGTTTTGGTAGAGCTTCATAAGCTCCAGTTTGGCAGCATCTTTCTGGGCCGGATCAGGCCACACACGGTCAATAACTTTGCCACCAATATCAAGAGCGGCTGAGACAGGATCAAAGGCCATCTAAATCTCCTATGTGTAAGTGAACGCCACAGAACCAGCCGCGCCGTCGCTACCCGGAACACCAGACCCAACGCCGCCCACACCGCCAACACTGAAGCTAGCGCCACCCTGACCACCAATGTTGTTGCCGCCGTAATCACCGGCACTGCCAGAACTGTTAGAAACATTGCCGTTAGAAGCCGAGCCACCAGCACCACCAGCAGCAGACGGATAGCCGTTATCACCTGCGTTACCACCACCAGCAGTCATTGTGGTGATAAGACCGCCGCTAACAGAGGACGCACCGCCGTTGGCAGACGTACTCCAAGACCCGGCAGCGCCAACAGAGTAGCTAAGGCTTTGACCGCCGCCACTGGCGGCAACACTAGTTATGGACTTAGAACCGCCACCACCACCACCGCCGCCGTAATCTATGTCGGAATCGCGCGTACCAAAGCCACCAGCACCAGCACCGCCAATAACCTCAATAACAAGGGTAGTCGTACCCGTAGGCACAGTGAAGCTGCCCGAACCGCTTGTGAAGGTTGTCGTACCGGGTACAAACGGTGCTGTAGCCGAAGTACCAGCTAGCTTGGAAAGAGGTATTGGCAGGCTACTTGGCACGGCCCCATTAACGCCGGTTGTTCCGGGCGCAACGTAAGCACCACCAGCCAGATAAGAACTAAGCGAGCCGGGACCGCCGAATATAGTTACAACACTTGTGAGTTGTGCCGGGTTTGTAACAGGCATGTCTAACCCTTCAGCGCCTTAACTTCGGCCCGCAGTTCCTTGATTGCCTCAACCAGCAGTGGGATGACACGGTCATAGGCGACGACCAGATACTCAGGATCAACCGACCACCGGCTAACAGCTTCCGGCAAGACATCCTGTAGGTCTTGGGCAGACAAGCCAACCTGCTGCTCTTCTTTGACCTGACCCAGCGAACGGGCTTTGTCGTTGTTGCGATAGTAGAACCCGTTCAGGGCGTCTACCTTGTCCAGCGCATCAACAATCGGGCCGTAAACGTCCTTCAGCCGCATGTCCGAGGTGGCTGTGAAATCTACGGCGGTATAGGAATTGCTAGCGTTCAAGGCGTTGGCTGTAGTAGCGGTGGTGGCCGTGGTGGCTGTAGTAGCCGTCGTAGCCGTAGTGGCTGTGGTAGCCGTAGTGGCCGTAGTAGCCGTAGTAGCCGTCGTAGCCGTCGCGGCATTACCCAAGATGCTGATATTCCAACTTGCCCCAGAAGCACCCGTACCGTCAGCCGCAGGGACACCAAGGGTAGTCCTAGCGTCAGCCGCAGTTGTAGAAGCCGTGCCGCCGTTGGCAATTGGGAGTGTACCAGAGACGCTAGTGGTAAGAGAGACACCCGTACAGTTAGTCAGGTTACCGGAAGTGGGGGTGCCGAGGATCGGGGTAACCAGCGTCGGGCTGGTGGACAGGACCACGTTGCCCGATCCAGTAGAAGTCGTAACGCCAGTACCGCCGCTAGTCACCGGAAGGGGCGCAGCAAGTGTCAACGAAGTCAGGTGGGTGACAGCGTTTGTAACATTCGTGCCGTCATTGTAGACCCACATGGTCTTACCGGCGGGGACCGCAGTGCCTGTGCCCGAGTTGTTCTTGACCGTGATGGCGTCGGCGCAACCGTTGTTGATGAGGTAGACCTTCTCAACGGCGGGAACTATCAAGTTCTGTGCGCCGCCCGAAGTGCCAACCAAATTAAGGCGTAGGTGACGCGCCGTCTGGCTTGCGTTGGTATCGGTTAAGGACAGGGTGACTGTAGCGCTAGCAAAGGTCACATCCGCCGACCCGACTACCATCTCTTCGATAGCTGTGCCTAGGTTGACGTTGGTCACGTTGCCCCACGTGGTGATGTTCTCACCCGTAGCCATCAACTGAATTTTTAAGGGACTGTAAGTACTAGCCATTTTCGGTCCTTACGTGGGGATTTCTACCCAGTTTGGTGTCTGGTTATCATTGATTATACCCCAAACAAGCACGCTAGCGATAGAACCGGTAGCCTGAACACCAGTTGGGAAGACGTTGGCCGTACCTGTAACCGTTACTGTGCCTACCGATCCAGTGGCCGAGACCCCGGTGACTGCAACGTTCTGGCGTACACTAATCGCAACAGTACCAACATCCCCAGTGGCCGAGACCCCGGTGGGGGAGGCGCTAGCCCCGGCTGCAACGTCAACAGTCCCGACAAACCCCGTAGCAAAAACACCCGATACGTTAAAGTTTGCAGCGGCAGATATGGTTGCCGTACCTACAGACCCAGTGCCTGAGACCCCGGTGACGTTGACTCGTATCCCAAAAACAACAGTAACCGTGCCTACTGAACCAGTGGCATCGACCCCGGTGACGTTGGCATTAGCAGCGGCGGCGGGGGTAACTGTGCCTACCGAACCAGTGGCTTCCACCCCAGTGACGTTGGTATTAGCGGCAGCGGCGGGGGTAACTGTGCCTACAGACCCAGTGGCCTCGACCCCAGTGACAACGGCGTTAGTGACCGCCTGAACGGTAACTGTGCCTACAGACCCAGTGGCATCAACCCCAGTGACGTTGGTATTAGCGGCAGCGGCGGGGGTAACTGTGCCTACCGAACCAATGGCTTCGACACCAATTAATGTAACATTTCCAATAGCTTGGACGGTAACTGTACCTATGGAACCGGTGGCCTCGACCCCGGTGACATTAACCTGCTCGTTCTCAAATACCGTTACAGTGCCAATAGACCCAGTGGCATCGACTCCAGATACAACTACTGAAGCAGCGCCAGAGCCAGAACCTGCGAAGGTATCCGCCGCAAAGGGGAAAAAACCAAACATTTTAGTCCCCTCTGGTTAGGTGTTCAGACCCGGGGTGTATACCATTTTCCCGCTAGAAACAGTAGCGGTTAGTGCTACTTTGCGGTTACCATAGACTTTGTAGCTGACGTGGACCCACCCGCTGTTGGGCTGACCCTTGCGGTAGCACTCTAGGATGACCTGATCGAAGTCTAGGTTGTCGGCAATCCAAGTAGCCAAGTCCCCATTAGCTACCCCGGGCACCTCGATATCTGCCGCCTGACCCATGCAGTGCTGGGAAGTAACTGCACCCCCAACTGCCTTGTTCAGCGCCGGTCCCCGGTAGCCTGAGTTGATATGGACTGGCCCGTAGTGGGCCCGGATGGGCTCTAGTACCCGTTCACATAGCTCTTTGAGACAGTCCAGCTCGGCTGCACCGGGCACGTTGTCAATACCCCGCCGTTCCCCGGTTTGAGACTTGGTAAGCTCCTCAAGGGTGAAGTGCTGGGTTAACTGCATGGCTATGGCTGTTCAACTGTCCCAGTGGAGGTTTCTCTGTCTATTTTTAGTACGCCTTCGCAGCATATGCTCCAATCTTCGCCTGTTTTTTGCCCACGGCTTGGAACATTGATGCAAATGTTTTTGAACAGGTATTCTTTTTCGTCTTCAAATACACGCCAGACATGATCCATCGTCCCACGGTTTACCTGACCACGGGCCTTGTTAAACCGTATCTGGAACTGAGCCATTAGACAACCTCTGCCGTTGGCGGGTGACAGACTTGGGAAACCACCGGCCTAGTGTCGATGTTCATGTGCAAGAACGTGAAGGGCTTGCTGGAGGTATTTCGGGTAAAACTGTGCGGTAGCCACGAATTAGCAAACATCAGAGTTCCCGGCTTTGGCGTAAAGTTAATTGCACTGGATGCTGGTGAAACTACATTTACATCAGCCTCGCGCAGAGGAGACATAACCTTACCGGGCCTTGGGTCATGGATCACCAAGCGCGGCGGGTCTTTCGGACATTCCAAAAAGTAGAATGCAACCAGCTTGCAGTCACCGTGGAGGTGGTATTCCATAGACGAGTATTTATCGTGCTGTTGGCACCAGAACTCGGTAAAATACGTCTCCAGCCCCTCCATCACATAGCCTTGGTCCTTGAGCAGGTTCCAGCCGGTGTTGATGGTATAGTCCCAGAACGGGGTTATGCGCGGCTCATTATCGAACCCAGCCATTGTGACCGGGTAGATTTCATCCAGTTTCACTTCTTTACGGACCTTCCGCAGGCTGTCCTTGCTGGCGGCGAGAACGTCGCTCAGGAACTCGGGCTTTTCTATGCTGTATACCGGCGACGAAAAATACTGCCACTGGTCTAGTGTGTCTGCCATGTCGATTACCTAAACTGCGGGCCGGTAGTCCACACGACGATGGACTTGCGTATACCCTTGGTGACTGGGGTAACCCTGTGAAGCCTGTAGGCTGGAAAAGCCACGACCAAGCCGCGCTCTCTATTAGCAACCGTAACGTCTTTTCCGTTCATAAATTCTAATTTCCCACCCTCATATTCGCCGGGGTCGGAAAGTTGCAGTGACAGGCTTAGTTTGCGCGGACAGGTATTATCCCCGCCAGCGTCGATGTGCCAGTCATAGTGGTCGCCGCCACTGCCGTAGACCGTGTACTGCATATCCTCCACGAACCCGTACAGATCAAAGCGGTAAAAGATTGAATTGATCTTACGGGCTATGAAGGCCATTTTATCGTAGAACCAAGCCGTATCGTTGTTGTTAGTGATCCAGCCAGTGCGCGATTGACGCCACTCAGGGGCAGTCCCGCCACCACTTATTATGGACCCAGATAGAGGTAGGTTCTGGTCACAATACGCCGAAATCCTGTCCAACTCTTCCTTAGAAAAACCGTTCTCCCAAGTGGCAAACACGTTGTTCTCAGCTTCAGTTGGCGGCGGCGGCGCAAACACATAGTTCGACATCACAGTTTCCTATGGATGTGGTTGCGGTACACGGACTGGTTGACGAGCGTCTTCATCTTACGCATCCAGCCAGTGTTCTTCTTGTCCTCTTCTGAAACCGGACGGCACCTATGGGTCGAAAGCAGACTGTCTTTTCGGATCGGTATTACCTGCATCAAGGGCGTCCCGGCTTCTACGACACCCCGAAAATCATTCTTCGTAAATATGAAAGGAAAGTTTACATACTCGTACTGAAAGTACGGGTGATCCACAATGCCAGAGTAACAGACAAATCGGTCCTCGACCCGGTTGAGTGGCGGCAGGAATAGCAGCGAGTATTCCGGCGGCGTCTTAATCATCCACCAGTTGAGGAACTTCATGGGTGGGCGCGGGTCCGAAGGGTTCGGACATTTCTCGGAAGAGATTTGTTTAGGGTTGTGCGTTTCCACCATATTTTTGTGGAACATCCACTTAAAATCTACGCCTGATCCATCGCTGTTGGATACAAACTCAACGTCAGCGGCCAGTGGTATAATGTAGCCAACGGAAAGCGCGTCGAGGAAGGGAGAGCATCTTTTTATGGTTGATGTTCCCAGACCCTGATTTCCCAGCTTCATAGGCAGAGCCTTGAACCAGTCGGGGATGTTCTTTTTGGAAGGGTAGGGTGTCGGGATTATACCATAGTCCTCTTCGGCGCAGAGGAACTCAATCTCGTCGTTCTTGAACGCGGTCCTAAACATCAGTTCTGTCCGTTGCCCCTCTTGTAGTAAATGCTCCCCCCTTTGACGGCGAGGATGCACCTAGAAACCTCCCGCTCGCCCATGAGTATATGGTCGTCGTGAAGGTTTAATTTCTCGTTATTATTTATCCAGTTACGTTGGTACTGCGGTAATCCGTCGAACGCGGCCATGACGGCCCTGCGCCTGCTCTCGTCTACCACGTTACCGTAATTGTACCAGAACCACCACCCGATCCTACGGTGACGGAGATTTGTTGGAAGGGATAAACCTGAGATGCGGTGGTGTTACTTGTGGGGGCTACAGAACCAGAATTGCCAGCGCCGCCTGAGTTAAAGGACCCTGCGTTACCAGAAGTTGCGCCTGTACCCGCCGAGCCGGTAGTACCTGCATTACCGTTAGCCCCCGCATTGCCCGGTGTGCCTGCGCTGCCAGCAGTAGCGCCTGTACCATTCGCGCCGGTAGTACCTGCGTTACCGTTCGCTCCAGCGTTACCCGGAGAGCCTGCACTACCGCCAGTCGCACCGTTGCCGTTTGCGCCCGTAGTACCTGCGTTACCGTTTGCCCCAGCATTGCCCGGATTACCCGCGCCGCCGCCTGTCGCACCGCTACCACCGCCACCGGGATTACCCCCTGCGCCAGAACCACCAGCATTACCGGCACTGCCGCAAGCATAGCAACCACCGGCACCACCGCCGTTACCGGCACTTGTATTATTACCCGCTAATCCCGGATTGCCGCCACCGCCACCCTGTCCGCCAGCACCGCCGCCACCACCGCCACCACCGCCTGTGGAACCAGCATTGCCAGCCGCGCCCGGATTACCCGCACCGCCCGCGCCGCCGCCGTTACCGCCGTTACCATTACTACCGGGGTTGCCCGAATTGCCTGTAGCGCCGGGATTGCCAGCATTACCCCTAGCCCCACCTGCGCCGCCATTACCATTGGTGCCGGGATTGCCCGAATTGCCTGTAGCGCCGGGATTGCCAGCATTACCCCTAGCCCCACCAGCCCCACCAGTACCGTTATTACCGGGATTGCCGGGGTTCCCGGTGCCGCCCGAATTACCAGCAGCGCCGCCCGTTCCATTGGCACCCGTTCCAGCAGTTCCGCCATTACCGCCAGCGCCGCCAGCAAAGCTCGCTATGTTACCAAAAGTTGTCGCGTTCCCCGTATTACCGGGATTGCCGACATTGCCGTTTGCAGCGCCCGTGCCTGCGTTACCATTTGCGCCAGCATTACCCGGACTACCAGCAGCGCCAGAAGTTGCGCCTGTACCATTCGCGCCGGTAGTACCCGCATTACCGTTGGCCCCGGCATTACCGGGGCTACCAGCCGCACCAGCATTTGCACCAGTGCCATTAGCGCCGGTATTACCGGCATTCCCGTTTGCTCCTGCGTTACCCGGAGAGCCCGCGCTACCGCCTGTCGCACCGCTACCACCGCCACCGGGATTACCCGGATTTCCGTTCGCGCCAGCATTACCCGGATTACCGCCGCTACCGCCTGACCCACCGCCACCGCCACCGCCGCCACCGCCGCCAATGTTGTAATTACAGCAACCTTGAGGAGAGCCAAGGCCACCACCGCCGCCCGTTCCACCAAAAGGACTACCACCGGGTCCGCCGGATCCACCCGCAGGAAACCCTGCATTCCCACCAGTACTTCCTCCCGGATTGCCAGCCGCGCCGCCACAGCCAAAATAAGAGCCGCCGCCGCCGCCGTTACCACCCGCGCCACCCGCACCGCCACTACCGCCATTACCGTTATTACCGGGGTTGCCAGCGTTGCCCGACGCACCGGGGTTACCTGCATTGCCGCGTGCGCCACCAGCGCCACCGTTGCCATTAGTGCCGGGATTGCCCGAATTACCTGTAGCGCCGGGATTACCTGCATTGCCGCGTGCGCCACCAGCGCCGCCATTACCATTGGTGCCGGGATTGCCAGCGTTTCCTGTCGCACCGGGGTTGCCTGCGCTCCCCCCTGCTCCACCAGCGCCACCATTGCCGTTATTGCCCGGATTACCCGGATTTCCAGCAGTACCGGGATTACCGGCACCGCCCGCATTACCCGTTCCGCCTTTGCCAGACAAATTAACGCTGTAGACCCCAGTCGGAACCGTAAAGGTTCCCGACGTGTTGAAGGTCTGGCTGCTGGACCCGACGCTAGTCGAGCCGAGGTGGGGCAGAGGCATTGTTAAGCACCGCTCGTCGAGCCTGATGAACGCCCCATGGCGTAAAGTTCTGCAATGTTAGATGACAGTATGTTTTGCAGACCCATAATTACAGCCTTCGGCCACTGATCTAACGGCAGAACGTCATCGCATTTAGTGAAGATCAGGAATGGAAACTCGTTAAAAGTATGCAGACCATCCTCAAAAACCCAATCATTTAGAGGGGGGAAAACTTCTGCGTGCTGCGCAGGATCAGCATAATTCAGCCAGTTATACTTGATCCCCAGACTATCTAGGTGCGCCTTGGCTTTGTAGCTGTCGCTCGTCTCGTCCTCAACCCACTTCAAGGTATCGTGTTCGACACCATCGGGGGTTGTCACCTTTGTCGGAACCTGAACATAGGTCACGGCGGTGTTGAGATAGATAGCGTCTATTTTGGTAAATGCCATGACGGCCCCCTTCCTTACAAGTTAGCCAAAGACAGCGAGCCGAAGTACGTCGTGCCGCCGTCAAACGTGATGAAATTGAAAATATCAACCTTGCCAACCGTTGTTGTCAGGGAAGGAGTCGAATTATTAGGGAACTTTACAGAAGCAGGCCAAGTGGCCGTGTAGGAACCCGATCCACCCTGCTTGATAGCAATCAGGAAATTAGACGTTGTGCCGCCAGCAGCCGGGTTTGAGAACGTAAATGTCGTGCTACCGGTCAAAGTTATATTGAAAATGTTAGCCGTAGACATGTCAACGGTGAAGGTGCCGGTGACGGTTGCGTTAGTCGTGGTTGTTTCGCGGTAGGCTGCAAACGTAGGTGTGGTCAGCGCCGTTCCGTTAAAAGTTAAAGTCGCCGCATCAGTGAGTAGACCATCAGTTGTAACAAAAGGCACACGACCTGAAGTAAGCGCGGCGCTGTTAAGGTTTACAGACCGCTCTGAGGGGTAAGTTACGAAGACGTTGGAAGTACCACTAAGGGTGATCTTAGTAGTACCGCCCGCGCTGGAGGAAAGTACAGTAGTACGTGCTAGTGTAGTACCAGACGACGTGTAGGTACCGATACCAACTTCCCAGTTGTTACCGCTCGTAAGCGTGTAGTACGTCGTATTACCATCACCTACAACCGCAAAAGACTGATAGCCAGTAAGGGCACCAGCAAGTGTTACCGTGCCAGTGCCCGTTGTGGTAGTCGTCTCTTGTACGCGGTCTGCGAGAACTAACGCCATTTAGGCAATCCTGATGATAGCCGTCGTGTTGGTGGCGGCAGGGAAAATGATGGTAAAGTCACCCGCAGTGGATGTCTTGTCCGAACCAAAGTCCAACGCACACACCGCAGCGTTCGTCAGCGTGGTGTTCGCCGTGCCGTTAGCCGAAGGCGTGGTGTTATAGATAAGCGCACCGCGAGCCGTGATTGTGGCCGTGCTGAACGTCAGGTCGCTGAAGTCCGTGAAACCCGTACCCGCCGAGGCATTGGTGTTGGTCGCAGTCACACCGCTATTAACCAGTGCGCCGCCGCCAGCCGAATAGTTCGTGCCGGTAACTTCGTTGGAAGACGTATATGCCGTGGTGTTGGCGTCAATCGTAGCCGACGAAGTATATAGCGCCAGCTTGAAAGAGTCGCCGGATGTAGCCCGGAAGTCGTGCACGGCCAGCATAAGTTCGGCTTTAAAGCTAGTGCACATTGTCTGCGTGATTGCCATGGTATTCTCCTTAACTTTCTAAGATTGAAGCCAACTCTGGGTGGCCTACGTTGTTGAGTTTATTTACCAGAGTAACATGATTAGACCTAATGGCCTCGTGCATGTAGAACACCAGCACCTTGCGGATGCTGTCTTTAAAAGCTTCGGCCTGATCCCGGATAGCGGGATGGCTCTGGCTACCTACGTAGACAATCTTGTTCAGCGCACGTTCGGCAATTTCTTCAGGCGTAAACCCACGGTTGCTGGTGGTCTGCACCATGACGCTGCCAGCTTCGACACCAAAAAGGATGGACATGTCGCTCATCGAACGGGGTACCTGATCTGGGTTGTACGGTACATGTCTTGCCGGTTCTTACCTTCACCCAGCGCCTTGAGCTGCGCCAGCGCTTCGTTATACCGCTCTTGGTACTTAGCAAGGACATCAGCCTCACCTTTCATGAAGGTGTAAGCTTCCAGCAAAGAGCCGTAGAGCAGGGCAGAACTGAAGTTGTCACCCAACCACGACGTACCAGCGGTCACGATAGACTGCGGGTAGTAGAAATAGTGCAGTTCCATTTCGTAGCTTGCATCCGGCGTAGGGCCGAGGATGTAGGAGTTCTGGTCAAACATGGCATAGTGGGTGGGCTTGCCAGTGGTCGCCGGGTACGGGAACGCTTCGCGGATGAAGTTAACATCCTTGTTCAGTAGGTACTCGTACGCCCCGCTAGTCGGGTCGATCACAGCAAGTGAGAAGTTAGCCAGCCAGTCAGACGGTACGCTCAGATACTTGTTCGCAGCCGTAGCATTGCCCGTCACGTTCTTACGCAGTTCAAGCAGCTGCACATTATTGTATAGGCGCTGCTCAGCCTGTTCGACAAACGTAGCTACCTGCTCCGCAGACGTGAGACCACCAGACCCCGCCGTGTCCGGGAAGTCGTTCTCAGTGTAAGCCTGTATCGTTTCGACAAGCGTGGCGTAGTTCATTAGCCCATCTTTTTGCTGCTATTGGTACCCTTGGTCGCCGCGCCAGTGCCCCGAGTCTTCAGGGTCTGGGTGTTGGCAACGTTATTCGGGTAGCCACTATTGCCGTTAATTGGCACCGGCTTCGGCTGTCTGTAAGTAGTAATAGCCATCTACGTGCCCTTCTTCTGGTTTGCCACCTTGGCGAGACCGCGACCCAACGTCTTCATCTGCATGTTAGTCTTGCCGCCCTTAGCCAGCTTCGTCAGCGGCTTACCCGGGTGCATACCCTTTTCATGCTTGTGGACAGCGGCCTTAACCATGCCCTTATCCTGCTTAATATCGCTTTTAGCCATCTGGTACTCCTATGTAATTTGTATGGTCACTGTGCCTATTTGTCCTTGCCCTACCAAACTATCTGTAAGACCTGATAACTGCAAAGGGTTGTTTAACCCCACAGGGTTGTAGCCCCACTGTATAACACGACTACCGCCCGAAGGGTCACCAAAAGATATAGCCGCCGTGGGGTTTGGGGGGTTAACCGTCAAAATCTGCAAACCGGTCAAACCAGCCTGTAGGTACGTGGTATCCCGCCTTGGGTTGCGCAGAGCCTGTGGGTCGTCCACGGGGTACATACCCAGCTGGAGCTGGGGCTGGTCAGGTTCCCAGCAGGTGGGGCAAACCAAGATATTCACGTTCTTAGTCTTAATGACGAGCTGCCGCAGCTCCTTCAGCATGTACTGAAAGCCGCACCTATCGCACATGGCGATGGCTTTTTTACCAGAGGCGAACCTATTGGGCATAGCCGCCCCCTAGAAGAACATCTGGCGCGGAGCAAGTCTCAAGGACGCCTTTTCTCGGTCCTCGTCTGCCGCCAACTGCCATGATTCGTCGTACATCGCCTTCAGCATAGGCACCCTCGGTAGGGCATCCGGTAGCTTAATCGACAGGTAATAGGCCAATCCAGCCACCAAGGCCGGGAGCAGGCGGAACGGGATGTCCTGAGTATTGACGCCGTTACCCGCGTCCTGAATACGGCGCAGCCGCCAGTAGACGAACGTGTAGAAATTACTCTGGTCTGGGGTAGGCCAGACGTTGATATTTGGGTAGGCCACCCCCGTAGTCGGCTCGGTAGCCCCTGACTGCCTATTGATCCAGACCTGAATGGGACGGCCTTGGGTCAGCTTGTTGGGGATGGTAGCGTAAGTATCTACGCTAATACGGGTAATATTGATGTCGGTCTGGTTGGAGCCAGTACCGGTACGGATGACGTGGTCCAGCAGATCAATGGTATCTGCCGGGAGGCTGTAGGTAACCGTGCCCTGAGTCATGGCTATGGACCCCTGTTCAATGGTCCACAGGTTTATCCCCTTATTTGCCCACTCTATTGTCAACAGGTTAAGGCTACGCCGCGCTGTACGCATGTCGTAACCCGTGCGCATCTCAGCACCGCAACGCTCAAAGGCTTCTTCAATCAGATTATTTAGGTCAAGATTGAAGGTTGTGGTACCGGAAGTGGTCACTTACTTACCTTTCTTGAAGCCCTTCAGCATCTTGGCAAAACGGGCCCGCTGACCAAGCTTACCGGGGGCTTTAGTAGCCTTAGCCAGTTTACCAGCCGCGATAGGCTCGCCCTTCTTGGCACCAAGGCTGGCCCGCAACGCACCGGGCTTCTTGATGGCCTTGGCAATGTTGAGCCTACCGCCCTTTTTCATGTAACCCATTTTGTTACGTACATCCGTGGGCAACTTAGACAGTCCGGGATTAGCGCTGGGATCAACCGGTTTGAGTGCCATTATCTGAACCCTTTCGTTTTGTTTGCGATATTCTTTGGCTGCTTAACGAATTGCTTACCCGCAGCTTTACCAGTTCGCTTGGCCTTTGTCGTCGCTGCATATTCCGCAGAAGACAAAGACTTTATCGCGTTCTCCGGTAAGTACCGTTCACCTGTCGCCTTGGGTCCCTGCGTCGATGGCTTACCGCTTTTGGTCCGCCACTTTTGCTGGGTCCAAGACTTCAGGCTCTGCTGGGATTTAGCAAGCCCGCTCACTTATAACCGCCGCCCTTCTTCTTGTACTGCAAGGCTAGCATCTGGGCTTTGCGGGCCGACCACTGACCCGGTGCACCGCCCTTACCACCAGACTTGATGGAGCTAAACAACGACTTACGCATACCCGGTTTGGTGTAGTTTCCAGCTGCGTTAACCTTTGACGTACCACCCTTGGCCTTACGACGACTTTCAGGGACGTACGGCTTCCCATCGGGACCCTTGACCAGAGGCTTATTCCCAACGATATCCTCATCGCTAGGCCCCAGACGCTTCATCGGGGCTTCTTTCTTCGGTTCAGCCTTCGGACGCGGGCGGGTAACGATTTCGTTAATCCGGTCAAAGCTTTCCTTGACCGAATCACCACCAGCGTACTTCTTCACCTTGCCGCCCTTAGCGTACATCTCGACCTTATCCGGGTTGTCTTTCCGGGTGATCGTCTTTGCCTTGGGCATCTTAGAGGGGGACATAATGCCCATACCCCGGGACGGTCTCATATCAGCACTTGCCGCCATTCTTCATGGTGATCTGCTTGGCCTTAGTCTTGCCCTTCGTGGCAATACCGTCAGTGGAAGAGCGGAACGAACCACCCTTGGCGTACATTCCGCCCATGTTCATCTTCTTCGCGGAGCCACCCTTCTTCATGCCCATGCCCATCGGGGCAGCAGGAGCAGCCATTGCACCACGACCAGCGCGAGCAGCCATAGCGCGACCCATCATGTCCTTAAGCGCACCCATCTTCTTGTTAGACTTTTTCATTAGCGCATCTTTCCTTTTGTCTTACCTTTTATGGCTATACCGTCACCACGACGGGAAGCTGAACTCTTAGCCGGGGCGCTCTTGGCCTTGGCCTTGACTTTACCACCCTTTTTGAACGGGGTGGGACGGCTAGCCATGGGGCCCATAGCGTTAAACGCCGGGGGGTTGGTGCCCATCGCAGGGTTCTGGTTCGGCATATTCGTGCCCATCGTCTGACCCGGCATGGGGTTCATCTGGTTAAACCCGTAGTTAGGGGTACCAGAAGCTACGTTACCACCATCTGCATACTTCTTCATGGCCTTAGCCTTTTTTGTTGATTTCGTCGATTTTTGTTTCAAGCCGTAGAAAAGCCGCATCAAAGCGGTCACCCAGTTTCTCAAAATCACGGCTGTACTCCGCTCTAGTAATATGATCCCGGGCAATCTCTTCCCGGGTCTTGTTCATAAGGATACCAAGACGAGCCAGCTCGTCAAACTTGCCCTTCAGCAAAAGCCCCATGCCTGCTACAATAGCACTAAGAATAATGTTCCAGATCATCATTTCCACGTCAGCAGTCCCACGCCCTAAGGCTTTTGTTGATCCGGCTATTGGGGTCGTTAGCGGTCTTGGCGCTGGTAAGCTTCTTCTTCATCCCGGACATCCGGGCACAAAATGACTTCTTGCGGGCACCACCTTCAGGCTGGGGGCGCTTCAGGCCGGGTTTCCCGGGGTTGGCAGCATTGTAGGAAGCACGTCCCTTGGCGTTTAGACCGCCCTTGGGGTTCTTACCTTCTTTGCGTGTCCATGCCGGGGACTTAGCCATTGGACGCCTTCTGGTCAGGGACTATCATGGGGTAGAGGACATCGTTACCAAAAGCACCTTTGTACTCCTGCACGCCCATGTGACCCAGCTTGATGGTAGGGTCGATCCAGACTTCGAAGCCTTCGGCCCGGACGCGGTCACAGAAGAGGAAGTCCTCCCCCATGTAGCCCTCGGCGGTGACCTTGAAGTCGAACATGGCGTTCAGGCGGCGGTTAGACCGCTTGTCGTCGTATTCCCACTCAGGGTGCTTGGAAGACAGGACTTCGAAGACTTCGCGGCGGACCATCATGAAGGCAGTAGCCACCCGCTTCGCACGTACTAGGCCCATACCGTTCATGGTCAACTGGCCGTTCTCGTCGTAGTCTAGGTCGGTGATATAGACCTTGTCTTCGCTGCGCGTGCGGGGAACCCCGGCGACGATGCCCTTTTTGGGGTCCGAAGCCCAAGCCATAAGCCGGAAAACGTCGTCCGGTTCGAAGTTAATGTCGGAATCAATGAAGAGCAGGTCCGTGCAGTCGGACTCCAGCATGTCCTTAGCCAGCAGGTTGCGGACCCGGGAAACCACCGAGCAACCGCAGATACTGCCTATCTGGATACTGACACCGTGCTGGCCTGCGGACTGGGCAAAGCTAGCCAACGACACTGCCAACTTCAAGGAAACCTTGAAATCGTAGGCTGGCAGAGCGATGAAGAGCCGCCTTCCCGCTAGTTCGTAACCCTTAGTTGCCGCCACAGCATCACCCGTAGAATATGGTTGTGGTTAAGTTAGCGACTAGACCTACGTAGATACCGTTCTCGGCAAGGATACCTTCACCGGGGATAAAAGCGGTGAAAGAAGTGGAGTTGTAGCTATCCACTTCCATAAGGATCGTCGCGTACATCGTCACGTTGCCGTTTGTGGTCAGGCTTGCCGTGGTAACCGTGAAGGCGTTGGGGGAGGTGACGGTGACGGCGTAGACGTTGTTTGTCGCACCGCTTCCCGTGGTGAAGTTCAGCCAAACCCTATCACCAGTAGTCAGACCATGAGCGGTAATCGTTACCGTACACACAGTAGAACCGGGAATATCGTAGGTACCCGTCTGGGTGCTGTTATCCGCGAAAACAGCGTTTCTAGCCGCTGCCGCAGCGTTAGCAGAGACAATAGCTCCCTTTAGGCGAGTACGGTAGTTAACCGCAACACCCGAAGCAGACATGTGCTTAGACTTGACATCATATTGCATTGCCATCAACGAGCTCCTTGGCTTCTTCCGGCGTATTAAGACGCTGAATAAGCATTTTATAAGCAGTTACAGTGGCTTGGGCCCTAGCGGTAAAGGTTTGTGCCTTTTCCATTTCGCGCTCCAAGTCACTGATTTCCGAAAGCAAAAAGTCTTCGGTTATCTGCACGTTAAGCTACCGTCGAGACCATGATGTAGTAGGTCGTCCCGTTGGCGCTCAACACCGGCATGGTGTGGGTGACCGAGGGGCTGCCAACCGCCGCACGGAACACACCAGCAGCAGCAGGGGTCGGGACGCTCATCATGTTGGCGAGAACCTTGCTGCCCGAGTTGGTCACGCGAATGAACGCAGCCGACGCCGGGACCGTGCAGTTAGACGCCAGATCACTATCGAGCTGGAGGGCCGACAGGGTGCCGCCCGGGTTAGCCAGAGCGCCCATGCCCAGAGTAGCACGCAGGGCGTTGCCCGCACCGGAGATGGTACCGGGGCTGTTGATCGACATCGAGATATGGGCACCATTGATCGTGCCACCAGTCGCCGCGCCAACGCCAGTCACAACCGAGAACGCACGAAGGGTTTCGCCCGAACCGGTGGAGGTGAAGGTCAGCTTTTCGTACACAAGGCGGGTGTCGCCCGAGGTGGCCGAAGTCGTGCCGAAAGAACTGGAAATGTTAGTAGCAGTAGTAACGGTAACGGGGTCGGAAGAAGTACCGCCGATAAAGCCGTTCTGGGACGCAACGGGTCCGCTAAAGGTAGTCTGGGCCATGGAAATTCTCCGTGTTGTAGCACATCCCCGTACCGTCTCTACAACGTCTGCTAGGACAGTCGGTACAGGTAAAGGAACCTAGATTGGGAAAAACATACAGTCTATTAGAAAAAAGGGAAGGGGTTTTATCCCCTTCCCCCTAGTCTTCTTACGGAGCGCCAGCCGAGGCGAACATGCCCAGCGGGTCGGACCAACCGAACGAATAACGCTCGCGGCTCTTGTAACGAACGTTGCCGGTATCGAAGTCTCCGTCCATCGACTGCGTCATCGGTGCGCGGATAAAGTGCTTCAAACCATTCGGAACGTCCGTGGTCAGGAACCAAGCGTCGGTGTCGGTCAGGTAGTGGTTAACAGTGTAACCCTCCGGGATCGAACCGTTGCTCTTCAGAGCGTTGATGTCGTTGTCGGCGGTGCTTACACGGAGTTCAGTCTCCAGCAAGCGGGTCGAAACGAACATCAGGCTCGGCGGGACAACCAACTTACGGGGCTTAGCTGCGATGAGCAGGCCGCGTTCATCCGTCCAAGCCGCGATCTGAATTACGGCAGCTTCGAGGCTGGTTTCATTCAGGTCGGCAGGGGTGGGCGGAATGTTGGAGTTGGTACCACCGGAAACCAGCGGATGCGAAGCGCTGAACAGAGGCTGACCGTCGCCGCCCAGATAGGACGAGCTAAAGCCGTTGTTCAGAATCGCAGCCGCCTTGGTCTGCTTGGTATACGCCATGGCACGAGCCAGAGCCTTGGTGTAACGCGAAGACAGAGAGTCATAGAGGTTGTCCTCGATGGCTTCTTCCGTCAGCGAAAACCCAAGAGCAATCGTCTCGTGGTTGTAGCGGGCAGTGAAGACTTCCTGCGCATTGTCATAAGCAATGGCAGAGCCTTCGTTCTTAACCGGAGCAGCCGAAAAACCGGACAGCTTGGTTTCTTCTTCGAACGAGCGTTCCGAAGTTTCGGTCTCAAAGATTTCCTTATGCTCTTCGCCGTAACGAGCATATTCCAGACCGAACAGAGCGTTCAGGCCGGGAAGGAGTTCCTTAAGAAGTTGTGCGCGTGAAATAGCCATTTGTCATGTTCTCCTTAAACGCCGGTAGGCTGGGTATACTGGTGCCCGCCAACAGCGCCGGTTGTCGGCGCATTCCACTTCACAATCACTTCGGTGTAAGAACCGGGATAGCCCGCGATGGCGGTTTCCGGGACCACGTCGATGATGCGAATGGGGTACGTGTTGGTGGTAGCCGTGGTAGCCAGAATAGCCACCGCAGAGTTACCAGTGATCGTGGAGCCAACGTTCTGAACCAGCAGGGCGTTGTTGCCAACGTTACTGCGATTGACATAGCCAATCGTGGTGGTGGCAGACACTACCGCAACCTTGAACAACTGATCCGGGTCATCCGCCACGAAGGCAACGATGTCCGAAGCATAAACAGCGCCGGGATAGTACTGACGGAACGTCTTTCCGAAGACTGGGTCCGTATAGGAGCAGCCGAGAAGAACGCCAACAGGGGTAGCAGCGTCAGTGCCGGTGTCCTGAACCAGAAGTCCGGTGTTCGCCAGCTTCACAACGTCACCATAAAAGATGGCCGTCGCGGAGTTGGAAGCAATCGGAATCTGGCGCGTCGCGCCTGCAAAAACCTGCCCGCCAATCAGATTGATCGGAAGAAGCCCATACGGGGCTGTGACAGAAGGGTATGCCATTAGTTTCTCCTAGTTATTTGCCTTTGCCAAACGAGGACGAAGACTTCCTTTCACTAAAAAGGGGCATCTTCGGATTGTTCTCGCGCATAAAGTTATTGTCTACCGACTCGATTTGGTCTCGGTTCTTCTTAGCGAAGTATTCGCTGCGTTGAGCCATGAACTCCTCGGGAATCTTGCAGAGCAACAACCCACCGACCTCAATGTTGTTCTTAAAACGACTATTGGGGTCCACCATCATGTGGAACTTGGGCTGTTCTTCGGACTTTACTGGTTCCCAACCTTCGCGCATCTTCGCAGACACATTGCTCGGGTCGGCTACATTCAAGTTCGAAACACGAATCCACCGGTACGAATATCCGGGCTGTTTGTCCGGTTCAGGCAGGGCCGAAGCTGGCTGCCATGATTTGGGACGCTCGGACTGGGTACGGTTTTCAAGTTCGCGTGCAAGTCTAGTCTCAGCCATTTTAGTTCTCCAACTTTCTCAGTTCCCGGGCGTACTGCTCGGGGGTTAAACCTAACTTCTTCGCAAGTAGAACTTGCGATTGTTTCAGTACGATCTTTTTGGAGGACGTACTGCGAGAGGCCGAAGCAACTACTGTGGCTGGCTTGGTTTCGGTGCGCGTAACGGGCTTGCCGCCCCCGTTAGCCGGTTGTTCCTGCTCCCCAAAATACTCTGGAAAGCGGCGGCGCATCGTGTCATCGACGTTGCGCCAATACTCGTCAGTACCAACATATTCTTTGCCGTACTGTTTTTCGAGTTTCTGATGGTATCCCAAAGCAAGGGATGTCATCTCCACGTCTGTTCCCCACCACGTATTGCGCTCTTGCCACGCAGTAGTCTTAGGGTCGAGACGCGGAGCTTGGGCCACGTCCTGAGCAATTTCTACCTCAGGTTCTGGAGCTTGTAAAGTAGACCTATAGTTTTTTAGCTGATGCAGGCGGTAGTTAGCGTCTGTCATCTTTTCCTGAGCTTCGACAACCTTGTCCGAGTCCCCGGCTTCGTAGGCTTCCTTGTAGGCTTTCCGTGCCGCAGTCATCTCCATTTCCGCAGAGTTCTTGGAGGTATCGACCAGCATCTGCTCACCCTGAGACAGGCTGTTCTTTAGGCGGCGGTTCTCATCAACGACGCGGCGGGCTAAGTTAATGGCCTCCTGCTGTTCGCGGACAGCAGCTTCCTTTTCCCGACGCTCATCGTGCCAGACCTTCTTCATCTGCTTGAGTCGGGTCTTGACCTTGTCGGAGTATTCCTCCAGCTCGTCGGCTTCCAGCTCATCAACCAGAGCCTTGGGCATCGGGGTCTTACCCCGGTCTTCTACTGGAGTGTCATCCTCAACTTCGATTTCAGGCTTCTCCGCGCCTTCGATCTCTATTTCTAGGTCTTGGATATCGTCCTTTTTCTTAGTATTATCAGCCACTTGTGCCTCCTAGGCTCTGCTGATGCCGCGAGGGTCTTCAACAATGCCCTCCACGGAATCGTCGTTAATGATCCTGAACTCACGCCCGTGGATTTTCACCCGGGTGCCGGAATGGGGGCGCACAAGGATAAAGTCGCCCTCCTTGCACCAAGGGCCACTGGGGAAACGTGTTGCATCTTTGTAACAGTCAGGGCCCATTTTCAGGACAAACAGGACTGTGGTGAGGAGCTCTTCATGGTGAACGGTGATATCGGCCTTAAGGATGCCGCTATCGAACTTCTTGTCCACTTCGGGGATAGCGCACAGAATACGGTACCCAGACGGGTCTGGTAGCTGCTTGGCCTTAAGTTCAGGAGTATCGGGTAGTACGGTAGTGTCTTCCAAATTGTCGGGGTTTGAGCCGACGAGAAGTTCAGTCATCTGAATTTTCCAACCTTTCTGCGGTTTCGATTAGCATGTTGTTTGCAAGGAGCAGCCCACGGATAATCCCGCAGGCGTACTTGTAGTCTCCGAAGTCCTTGGCTTTACCCATGGACATGTCTTCGGACAGCACTAGGCGTTCGTCTCTTAGTTTGTCTGAAAGATATTTCAGTATGTCGTCCCTCATTCAGTCTCCTCTGGTTTACTTCCTTGCGCTGTGGTTCGGGCTTCCTGAGCCATCTCCCTAGCGATATCGACGCCTATACGGAGTTTGGCTTCCTGCTGTTTGGCAGACAGGTTGGCCTTATCCGTGGCGATCTTTGCACCGACATTCATGCCAGCGATTCGTTCCTGAACGGCGAGACGTTCGCGTTCGAGGTCCAGTTTGTCCTTGGCGGTTGCGCCATCAACAAGCAGCTTCTGGCGCTTGATCTCGGTTTCGTGTCCCTTGATCTCAAGTTCCTTCTGCTGCATCTGGACAAGCGGGTCCTGCTGTAGCTGCTGTGCTTTTTGCTGCGCGGCTTCAGCTTGGTTCTTCTGGAGCAGTTGCTGTGCGGCGGCAGCAGCCAGACGAGAAATCTGGACCTCTGTCTGCTCATCCATCTCAGCGTCAGGTGCCGGGTACGGGACACCAGCCTGCTCTTCGATCTGCTGACGGTACTCGAACGCCATATGTTCCGAAATATGCGCCTGAAGAGCCGCCATCATCGCCTGCGCCTGCGGGTTCTGCCCAATAATCTGTGCGATCTTGGGGTCCTGCATCATGGTCTGGTGGACGGTAATATGGGCCTTGTGGTCCTGATAAATGAACGCCTTCATGGGTTTGCCCTTCAGGACCGACATATTCTCACTGACTGGGTCCACAGGCTTCTGGTCGTCGTCCAGTTTGACAAGCTTATTAGCGTTCTGAATGCCCAAGACTTCGAGCATCTCCCGGTGCAGGTAGGGCATGTCGTACAGCTGCGGCGCACCCTGCGCCAACTGCATCACTGCCTGATACTGGACAACCTTCTGCGCCATGGTGGCAGCGTTGGGGTCGGACACCGGGATTACAGTGACGAGATCGTAGTCGCCCCTTTTGGCACGCGGCGTGCCATCTTCGGGTTCGTAGTCGTAGGACTCGGGGGTGTAGTCGCGGATGATGTCCCGCAGCAGGATGAACTCCTGCTTCATGGAGTAGTGAATGCGGGCCTGCACAGCCGACATCACCTTCAAGGTTCGTTCAAGAATAGCCAACGTCGTACCCACCGGGCTGTTGGCGGACATGTCGCTAACCTGCAAATCAGCAGCGCCAGCGAAGCGGCGACCTTCATCAACGATGGTACCAAGTAGCGTGTAGAGGACCTGAGACGGCTCCTTGTACGGGAGCGTCATGATGTTGTCTTTGATCGTACCAGACGAAACGTCTACGTCCCGGAACTCAGCCGGTGCAATAGGCGTGTCGTCTCCTTTGACACGAAGTCCGCGAGTCTTGAAACCACCCGGTAGGTTTGACAGGGTACCAGCATCAACAAGCTGACGAATGATACTAGTGCCAGACTTAGCAAAAGCGCCAATGAGATGAATAAGGCCAAAAGCGTAGAAGCCAAAACCCGGAATATAAGAGTAGTGAACAAAATGATTGCGCTTGCGCTTGCTTTTATCATCTGAATGCCAATTCCTTCTGATAGCTAAAACGGTTTCTGTGCCCTTCTCAATCGTAATGACGTAGGGCAGGGCGATGCCTGTCTCTTTGCCGTCGTCGTCCTTGTCTTCAAACCCGGGCAGGTCAACGTCAACGTGCATCTCAAGAATCTTGAAGCGCTCATCGTACGAAGCCCGGAAGCCCATCTTCTCCGCGATCTTCTTCTCGACTTCGTCAAACGTGCTGTTCGGCTCACCAAGGTCCTCATCCCGATAGAAGCCAGCAGCCTGTAGCTTCTTGATCTCGTTGGGTGTCTTGCGCATGACGTGCGTGACACGTTCAGCAGACTGGAGATTACTGGCACCATACGGAACGACGACATCCTCGGCGGGCACGTACATCGACACCTGCCTAGAAAGGCTCGGATCGTAGTAGACCTTCTTGAAGGCGTTACCCGACAGACCCAAGCCCCACAGCATCCGCTCGTGTTCGGGGCGGTACTCAGCCATCACGTCGGTCAACTGGTAGTTCATGTCAGCAGCGACACGAACCGAAGCTTCTTTCTTCTCCGTGGTCTCCTTACCAATAATCTGCGTCTTGACCGGACCAGCGGCGGGGAACGTACTCATCATGGTCTCGGCTTGGAACTTGACCAGTGCTTCGGATAGCAGAGGGTGGTAGACACCACACGCTCCCGGCCACGGCTCGGTGCGGTCTTCGACCTTCAAACCAAGCAACTCAAGGCCGTCCACGTAGGTCTGAATCCAGTCCTTACGGGCGCTAATATCTTCGTCAAACTCGCTCAGTAGATCACCTACTAGGCTAGTCAGTTCCTTCTCGTTCATTTCTTCGGCAAGGTTAGCGTTGAACTCGTCGTCTTCCGCATCACCGGGTTCAAGTTCGATCTCCATGTCCCCGGTCTTGATCTTGACACTCTCCGGGTCTTCGATCTCGATTTCGATATCGGGTCCAAGGTCTTCTTCGTTTAGACCGGTGAGACCCAGCGGGGCTTGGTTCACTGCTTTGTCGATAGCCATTATATTAACTTTCTTCTTTTCGCCGGATTACCGTCGTCGATGGTTATTGCGCCGCCTTTGGCGTTCCCAAGAAGCGGGTCTGTGTAATCAAACTTAGTGGCAAATTGTGATTTAAATTGACCCGGATCGAACACAGCGATACCTGTGGGAGGATTCTTTAGCGCGTTGCTTTCATAATCCAGATAGGAGTCAAACCCGGCGTTCTTTATATTACTAGTGTTATATTCTATGTCGTGCCAATCCCATGGGTATTCATCTAAATGACTACGCAAACCACCAACGTTTTTTAATTCTTTTACTTTAGATGGATTTTTTTTAACTTTAACTAGTTTGCGGTGCTTTGGGTTGGCAATATCAAACAAACTAGTAGCACGAACACGTAGAGGGTATATATTTTGACCCTCCCCGACCCCCATATCAGCAAA